ACATCCTTGTTGGCAAAAAAATTGTTAATATCAAATAAAAATTTATAAAACTATGATTACATTATTTAGAGATCCGTTTTTTGATGTTGTGGATAGAGTCTTTGATAGTGCTCACCCAACACTAAGTCCAAAATCAACTATTCGCAAAAATGAAAGCGAGTATAAAGTTTTCTTGTCTGTTCCTGGTTTAACAAAGGATGACCTAAAAATTTCAACAAAAGATGGTGTATTGAGAATTTCTTTTGAAAAAGAAGAGAAAGATGAAAAAACACATTTTGTTGAAAGCTTTGTGAAAAACTACACTATCCCTGATGATGTTAAGGAGAAAGATATCATTGGAAAAGTTGAAAACGGTATTTTAGAATTAACATTACCGATAGACAAGAAAAAGTCTTTAGAAAGGTTGATTTCACTTAACTAACATTTATTGTGTTTATTTTAAAGCCTCGTTAATCGGGGCTTTTTTTTTATTTTTAAAACTCGTATATTTTAATAAAAAAGGACTATGGGAATTATATCAGAAAAAATTGATGGGAAGTTAATTCATGTTGATATCAAGTCAACAAATATTAAATCCGCAACTTATAACACGGAAACGTCTTTATTGACTATTCTGTTTAATAATGGGAGTATTTATGAATATGAGGGCGTGCCCTGGGAGCTTTTCACGAAATTTAGAATGAGTGATTCTCAAGGTTCGTTTTTAAATTCAAACATTAAAACAAAATATAGTTTTAAAAAAATTAGTTAATGACCAACTTGATAGACGAACTTTTAGAATTATCTGACCCTGAGGTGGATAAAAAAATCATTAGATCTTTTCAGATTAAGGATCATTTGTGTCCGCTTATATTTGACATGGGACCTAATGGGTCATATACAATGAAGAAAGAAATTGTTGATAGGTTATTAGAAATAACAGATAATTTTATTGATTTTGCTGGGGTGGATTTTTTTATTCATGATGTTATATTGACTGGTTCGCTAGCTAATTACAATTGGTCCGAATATTCTGATGTTGATTTACATATTTTAGTTGATATGGATGAACTAAATGAAGGGGATAAAACAAGTTCATCAATACTAAATGATATTGTAAAAGAGTTTTTTGACTCTAAAAAAGGGTTGTGGAACGAACAAAATGATATAAAAATAAAAGGGTTTGATGTTGAGATATATGTACAGGATATTGATGAAGAGCACTCATCTACTGGCGTTTATTCAATATTAAATAATGAATGGATTGTGGAACCCTCAGTAAAAAAGGAAAACATTGATACTAATCAAATTTTAAATAAAGGGGAATACTTTGCAAAAAAAATCGACGCATTAATTAACAATTTTAATTCAGGAGAAGACGTTACTAAACAAATATTAGACTTAAGAGATAAACTTAAAAAGTTTAGAAAGAGTGGTTTAACAAGTGGTGGGGAGTATTCATATGAAAATTTAACATTCAAGTTATTGAGAAGAAATGGTTACATTGAGAAATTAATGGGCTTGAAAAAGGATGTCTCTAACAAAAAATTATCCCTCTCATAATTGCTAACTGTATTTTTTTCCTTTTATTCAATATTTATTGATTAAGAATAAGCTTATTTTAATATTAATACAATGGGAGATTTAAAACCTGTAGGTAGTGAAAAGCTGCAAGGAGACGATAAGATCAAAAGAATCCTTGAATTGGCTTACTACAATCAAAAATCATCTAATTCAAATCAGAGTAAAACTGCTGAATTGGTAAAAGAAAGTTCTAACGGCGTTTATGGCATCGTTAGAGAAAAAGATGGTTATTATGTAAAAAAGGGTCTAAACGAACAAACACTAGATTATATTGGTGGTTTGTTTATGAAAAATAAAAATAGATTCACATCTTATGCTGAAGCGTTAAAAAGACTTGAGTTATTAAAATCTCAAGAATTAAACGAAGAAGTAACGAAGTATGTTTTAAAAGCAAACAAACCTAAAGAAGAAGCTTCGCTTCCACAAGACGCTGTTAATGATATGTCAGCGGCATTACCATCATCAGATGCGCCAGAATCTGATCCAGCAATGTCTCCTGAGGAAGGTAAGAGATCTGATTATATGGCTGAAATACAAAAATTTGCAGGTAAGCTTGGTCAAGAATTAAGAGACCAACAACCAAAAATGGAAAGTGACGATATTAAGTACGTTTTAAACATGGTTATATCAGCTGTTGATCTTGACAAATTGGAAGATGACGATATCGAGGAAATCGGTAAAAAGTTTGAAAGAGATGAAGAAGCGGGAGCGGAACCAGCGCCAAGTGAAGAACCGGCTCCTGAAGAAGAGCCAGCACCAGAAGAAGAACCAGCACCAGCAGCAGAAGATGATTTAGCTGAAAGAATTTCTAAATTAGAAGAATTGATTAATTCTAAAATTGGTGGTGAAGAAGAGCAAGAAGAACAAGATTTAGGTGAATTCATGGTATTTGGTGCAGATGGTGAAGATGATAAAGAACCAGAGGTTGAGGAAATCAACATGGATATCACCCCAGAATTAAAAGAAATAAACGAAAGCATTAATACAACATTAAGCAAATACTTTGAATAATGTATCTACTCTATATCAATGAACTGGGTCAAGATTATAAAGGCCAGAGACAATACGAATTTATCTTTGGTAATGATCCAGACACATTGGTTGAAGAGTGGTTTATAATCCCGTCTGCAGGTAGAGCGATACCACCGGAAATTGATAGTATAGATCTAGTTGGGTTATTAAAAAATTGTGATTTAAAACTTGAACTAGTGCAAAATTCTGACTATTTTGGTGTAATCGACGCTGTTGATGGGATTGTTGCTTTAGGGTGGGAATCTTTCGATATGGAAGCCGAAGAAAGACCGATAAGGCTTTCTTTTCATTTTGCTGAAGAGTTAGAAAGTGTTACCAACAAATTAGCAACAAAGGGGCTTAGATTAATTAACGAAGAAATAAATTTTAAATTAAAATGAATAGAGCTCAATTAATTAAAAAACTAATGTCTGAAGGATTTACAGAAAAAACATTAGTTAAATTTAATGATATCCAATTAGAGAAATTTGCTAATAAAGTTTTGAAAGAAGCTCAAACAGTTACAACAACAAAAACTGTTTATAACAGTAAAGATCCAAAAGATGTTGCTACATTGAATAGTGTATTAAAAGATCCAAAAGTTGATAAAGCAAGTATTGAAGTTAAGGAAGATGAGGTTATACCAGTTTCAAAATTAAAAGCAAAAGCAAAGAAAAAGGCTATTCAAAAAAAACTTAATTTAAAAAATTTAAATGAGTTTGTTGAAAATGCTGTTGATTCGACTTATCATAGTTTAGTAACTAAAGGTGATATGGTCTCTCTAATTAAAGAAAAACTAAATGAATCTGATATTGACTTATCTGAAAAGCAAGTACCAAGAATTCCTGAATTTATGAGTTTTGATAGTATTGTTAGTGCGGGTGAAAAGGAAGCACCAGAAAAAGATGCACCAGGAATTGATGCTCCACCAAAGGAGGCGCCAGATGTGGACAAACCTGAAAGAGATCCTAGAAGAAATCCTTTTAGAAATCCTGACGAACAACCAGTTGTGGAGCCAAGACCAAAAGCAAAAACTAAAAAATTGGATTCAATGCCAATGGCTGCAGAATAATTAAACTATGAAAATCACAAAAAAAGAGTTATTATTAAGATTGAAAGAAAATCTTAATGAAATGCCAATAACCTTTGATTCGGCCGATAGGCCACATCCGGATGTTGAACGCGATTTAGCAAACAGACAACATTCATTTAAAAAAGTAAATTTTCCTAAAGACGTCGAAGCCCCACACTCAAATTTCGAAGAACTGTTGGCGTCAAAAAGATATCGTCAGATTGTTGATAATATTAGAAGATATACAGGTCTACCACCACTTTCACCAAATAGTGTTGGTACTTTGTTACAAACTATGATGCAGCTTCAGTCAAGGGTGTCAGGAATTGAAAGAGCACACAAAAGAGAATTAGAAGCGCTTGCAATTGAGTTGGTTATGAAAGAGCTTGGTGTTCAAGAAGGTGATATTGTTTATGAAGCTAGTATTGAAATGCCAGATTCTGAAGGATTTGAAGAAAAGGGCCCAAGTCAAATGGAACCAGAGGAAGTTGAACTAGAAAAGGAGATGCATGATGAGTTGGAAGATATTACTTTAGAAAGAGCTAAAAGAAGAATGGTTAATGCAATGATGGCCGGCGCATCTTCAAAAGGTCATTATATGTACAACTATGCAAACGAAAAATTAGTAGAAATTACTGGTGAACGCAATATTGCTGCAATGTATGGTACTATTATGTCTACTGCTGATGCTATGTTATGGCAAATGGGTAATATGAATCTTGGATTAAGTGGGGGTGGCGGAACACCAATGGCTGGTGGTAAAGAAAAAGTATTCCCTAACGAAACCCCACCAAGAGTTGTTGCAACAGCAATTAACTTTCCAATTCTAGTACATGAATTGATGAAAGGAACCTATGAGGTTATAGGTGCACTACACGGTCAACCAAAAGATAGAGACGTAGCAGCTAAAGTTATGGAACTTGAAGACACGTTACAAAAAGAAATTTGGGATTTAAGATTAGGCCCAGCAATATGGGATAGAATTAAAGAATCTTTCCCTGAAGAAATTATAACAGATGAGGATAAAGTTGGTATGCAATTGATTTTATTTCAAAAAATTGTTGCAAAACCAGCCAAAGAATTTTTAGTCTTCCTAAAAGAGGTTTTATCTGGATCTGAAAGTGGAAAAAGATTAATGGGATTACTTTATCACATGATAAATGGTGAGATCAATGATTATGATTATAGAATGTCTATGAAACAATTTGATGATGAATTGAATAACGTTTCAGACGGTATTGACGATGATGATTTACGAGACCTTTTAGGGGGTCTAGGTATAGATCTATCAAATAACTAAAAGCTAATAAAGCATTAAAGTGGTCAAATTCGACCACTTTTTTCATATTTATATATATGAACAATAAAATAGAACAATTAAAAGAATACGCACGTATAATGAAGGATACGCCTTATGCACTTAAAACGTATCTTCAAACATATGACAATACACAAAAAAAATTCGTGCCACTAGAGTTGTTTCCAGATCAAATACAATTGTTAAACGATTACGAAAGATTCAATGAAAATATCACAAGAAAATATAGACAAGCTGGTGTATCTACTGTTACTGCTGCTTGGATTTCTAAAAAATTACAATTAGCTAAGCCGGAAAACCCTGAAAGAGTTTTGATTATTGCGAACAAAAGAGACACCGCGATAGAAATGGCTAACAAGGTAAGAATGTTTTTAGATCAATGGCCAGATTGGATTAATGTTGGCTTTCACCCTGATAAAAATTCAGAAAGTAGATTTAGATTAAATAATGGATGTGAGGTTAAAGCTGTAGCCACATCTTCTGACGCATTACGTGGATACACTCCAACTATATTGGTTTTTGATGAGGCCGCATATATTGAAGCTGGGGAAGATTTCTGGGCGGCATCTATGGCGTCTCTATCAACTGGAGGTAAAATCATATTGATATCAACACCAAACGGTTATGATCCCATTTATTATGGTGTGTACGAACAAGCGGTTAGAGGTATTAACGATTTCCATATCACTGATTTAAGATGGTTTAAAGACCCACGTTATACTAAAGATCTTAAATGGTTAAAGGTTCCAGATATTGTTCACTACATGTTAAACAGAGAGCAATATAATGATGATGAAATCACTTTAAATGACCCTGAATATGATTTGATGAAATATCAGGAATATATGGATCAAGGTTATCAACCATATTCAAGTTGGTTTGAATCTATGTCCAAAAAATTCAAGTATGATAAGAGAAAAATAGCACAAGAACTTGAATGTGACTTTTTAGGATCAGGTGATAGTGTAATTCCGTCAGAAACTATGGAAAAAATAGCCAAGAATATGGTTAAAACACCTAATGAAAAATATATGCAAGGTACCTTATGGCAATGGAAAGAACCAATTGAGGGTCATCGTTATATTATGGGTGTCGATGTTAGTAGAGGTGATAGTGACGATTTTTCTGCAATTAATATTATTGACTTTGATGATAGAGAACAAGTTTTAGAGTACATCGGTAAAATACCACCGGATGATTTAGCAAACATTGCGTACAAATGGGGCGTTCTATATAACGCATTTATTGTAATTGATATTACCGGAGGTATGGGGGTCGCAACATCGAGAAAGTTACAGGAGATGAATTACAGAGATTTGTTTATTGATGGTTTTAACACAAAAAACATGTGGGAATACAATCATAAAGCGTTGGAAAAAATACCGGGTATAAATTTCAATAATAAAAGAACACAAATAGTTGCTTGTTTTGAGGAGCAATTAAGACACGATTTTATAATTAGGTCACACAGGTTACTAAACGAACTTAACACATTTGTTTATATTAATGGTAAACCTAATCACATGAAAGGCGCTCATGATGATGCAATTATGAGTATTGCGATTGCAATGTACGCTGGCGATATATCATTTACACAACTTAAAAGAAATGAGCAACAGAATAAAGCTATGCTTGAATCCTGGGTGATGTCTGAAAGAACATATGAAGCACCACAAAGTAATGTATATTCTTACGGTACTTCTTTTGATCAAGTTGGGATGATGCAAATAGATAGTTCGCCATATGCTAAGTCCTCCACGTCTAATATACCCGCGAAAGAACAATATAATCAATATTCATGGTTATTCGGTGGTAAAAAAAGGGTTGATTAATCCTTAAAATTTAATTAGATTAAATAGAATAGTATTTATATAGTATGGCGAATCAAGACTTGACCATTTATCAGAGGTTAACCAAAGTATTTGGGTTTCAAAACAAAGGGGATCAAAATCCACCTTCATTTAATTTTTCAAGAGAAGAATTATTAAAAACGGACGATCCGGTTGAATTTGAAAAGGCAAAGCTGCAAGCGCAGCAATCACAGTTTCTTTTTGATAAGTGGACTAAATTAGATAATTCATTATATAATCAATCGGTTTATTATGAACCGAATAGATTGGCGGCGTATTATGATTTTGAATCAATGGAATTTACTCCTGAGATATCTGCTGCTTTGGATATATACTCTGAGGAATCTACAACAATATCAGAAAAGGGTACCATCTTAAGTGTTTATTCGGAATCTACCCGAGTAAAAAATATTCTAACAGATTTATTTGAAAATAGATTAGACATTAATACTAACTTACAGATGTGGGCTAGAAACCTATGTAAGTATGGTGATAACTTTGTTTATTTAAAGAGTGACCCTGAAAAAGGTGTAGTTGGTTGCCAACAATTACCAAACATCGAAATTGAAAGATGGGAGGGGGCTCAAACAAGAACACCTAATCAAGGAGAAATTAGAATGCCAATTCGTGAATTGCGTTTCACTTGGAAAAATAAAGACATGGAATTCCAATCATGGGAAGTTGCACATTTTAGATTATTAGGTGACGATAGAAAACTTCCTTACGGCACATCTATGTTGGATAAAGTTAGAAGAATTTGGAAACAATTACTTTTAGCTGAAGACGCAATGTTAATCTACAGAACATCAAGAGCACCCGAAAGAAGAGTATTCAAGGTGTTTGTTGGTAACATGGATGATAAAGATATTGAAGCATACGTACAACGTGTTGCAAGTAAATTCAAGAGAGATACTGTTGTTGACCAAAGAAATGGCCAGGTTGATATGAGATATAACCAAATGGCTATTGACCAAGATTATTTTATACCAGTTCGTGACCCAGCTGCACCTAGTCCAATTGAGACTTTGGCTGGCGCGCAAAATTTAGGTGAGATTGCGGATATTGAATACATCCAAAAGAAACTATTGGCAGCGTTGAGAATACCTAAAGCGTTTTTAGGGTTTGAAGAAGTTGTTGGCGATGGTAAAAATCTTGCATTAATGGATATTCGTTTTGCAAGAACAATTAATAGGGTTCAAAAATCTTTAGTACAAGAATTAAATAAAATAGCATTAATTCACTTATATCTTTTAGGTTTAGAGGATGAATTAGAAAACTTTACATTAGGTTTAACTAACCCGTCTTCACAAGCAGATCTATTAAAGATTGAGCAATGGAAAGAAAAGGTAACACTTTATAAAGATGCAACTTCAGATCAGTCTCAAGTTGGTATTCTACCTGTTTCACATACTTGGGCTAAGAAAAATATCTTGGGTATGAGCGATAATGAAGTTATACTTGATCTTCAACAGCAAAGACTTGAAAGAGCTATGGGAGCTGAATTAACAAATACTGCTAAAGTTATTCCGAGATCTGGTGTATTTGATGAGGTAGATTCTAAGTATGGTATACCAGAAGAAGAAAGAGCTAAAGTAGATGCTGCGGCCGCTGATGGCGCAGAAGGTGGAATGGATATGCCATCGGCACCACCATCAGGAGGAGGTGATTCAGCACCAGCGGAACCACTTAGTGAAAATAGAAAAATTAAAATGAATAATATTCTTGGGGAAAGCGATGATATTTCAGATTTATTTGATCTAGATAAGGC